GGAAGATAGAAGGGGGGTTTATAGCATTCTGCTTTTTCGTCGTAGATTGCGAACATTTGTTGTTTCATTGGTCGGTGTTCCTTTCTGGTTTGGTGGCGTCTAACGCCACTACTTGCCGCAAGTGCGGCAAGTCAGGTTTACAGTCCTCGAGGGAGGAGCTGTGCGATTTTGATTTTTTCTTTCGTTTGATTAGGGGTGCTAGGAGATTGAGGATTGTTAGGATTTTGATGAAAATGTTCATAGAGTTCTTTTTCAAAGAGACGTTTTTGTCGTCGTGAATATTTTTTTCCGAGTAGTACGCGTTCTGATTTAATTTGATCGTGTGTTAAGAAATCAGTTTTGTCAAGATATTTATCATAAAATTTTGGAACCTTTGCTTTATGACCTGTTGGTGTGACTACGAAGTCGTCGGGGTAGACGTCTTTGTGGAATTTTTCTATCCACCCGGTTCCTATTCCGGGTTTGCGTGACATGATTGCGAATTCTGGTTTTCGACCAGAATAGTGTTCTCTGGCCTTTGGGCCAGAAATTTTTTTTAGGGTGTATTTAGCCACGTATTGCGCTGACGCGAGTGTGACTTCTCCGACAGATGTATGACCTTTTTTCCAAAGATCGTTGAGCGTTTGAGAGTTATAGAGAGTTGAGTTTTGGTTTTGCTTGACGATTGTTTTATCCGGGAAGTCGCAGTTGAAGAGTATTGCGTGGTAATGAGGGCGATGTGTTTGCTCGCCGTATTCCGCTCCCATGAAGAAGCGGATTTTTTCTTGATTGAAATGCTTGCGTAGGCGTTTCATGAAGAGTTGGTAGTCCTTAACGTTAAGACTAGACGGACAGTTTTCGTCGTCATAAGTAAGCGTAACGAAAACGTTTGAATCCCAAAGAGACGCTTCATGAGTGATACGAATAGCCCATTGCCTAGATTTTTCGAGTCTGCAACCAATGCAGACCCCGCAGGGGATTTCACGCGGCGAATCGGAGTATCCTTTCTTTTGCGAAAAGACGATTGTGTGTTTGCCTTTTTCAGTGAGGTCAACACTTTTCCATCCAGATATAGGACGATAGCAAGGCATAGTTTACAGATCGATGACTGTTATTAAAGACGATAGCCGCCGCGCATTGGTTTGCCGCGGGTGTTTTCAGAGCGTGTATTTGAAGCCGTTTTTCCGAACGTTCTGCGTCTTTTTTTGGCTGATTCTTTTTTACGGTACATATTTTTTTCCTTTTGTTAGAAGCCCATTTTTCCTTTGTTGAGATTGATGTCGGGCATTCCACGGACTGCCCCGACTCCGTCGCGTACTGCGCCGGTTACTTGGCCTATTGCTTCCGCTACTTGACGAGCGGAGTATGTGGCACGACCTAATTTTGAGCCGTAGAATTCTCTTTCGAGATCGGCTTTAGTCATGCCCATTTGTTTGAGATTTACGTCGGCTTCTGCCGAGCGTGTTTGTTCAAGTTTTAGGAGAGCGTCTGCTGAATTTGCGTTTTGTTTTGTCTGCTCGGTTTTGACCATTTCTCGATTCATTTTAGTCTCGAGAGCCAGTCTTGCCGCAGATGCGACGCGATTTCCTGCGTCTCCTTGTTCATTGAGCATTTGTGCGGTTTGTCCCCCGGGAGTAGAAGCCCCGGAACCACCAGTAGCACTAAGAACAGGGTTAAGACCAGCGTTACGAAGATCGGCGACTTCGCGGGTATGAGCAGTGTTAGACATACGCTCTTGGAAGGCCATTTGTTCTCTTGCGAGTTTTGCGTTTGCTTTGTTTGCATTGTGTTGTCCCCACATTTGGAAGCCGCCAGAGATGAGTTCGCCAAGTATGGCTCCACCGCCGCCGCCGCCTGATGCTGCTGCTGCTTCTGCTGGCATTTTAGGCTCCTTTTGTTGAAATGATGAGACATAGTAGCCAGACTAGGATGAGAAGCATCCATAGATCGGCTGTTTTGCCTACTTTTATAGAGCAACGTTTGATTATTTTTGCTGGGGGCTTCATAGATAGCCTTTTTTTAAGATCGTTTGATATAGGGCATTCTAGAGCTTCGGGGGTCTTATAGGATTATCGTTATTATACCATGCCCCCTATGCTTTATGTACTAGAAGTGATCAATTAAGCCGGGAACGCTGTAGACCGGCATCGGTCTTGTGCATTTTAGGCTCATATAAGCGTCCATGATGAAGTGCGGCTCATCAGTGACGGCGATTACGCGTTCCATTGGTGGCTGTTCGACTATGAAGTCGGAATTGAGTTCTGGTAGTGTGGCGAAGTCCTGGGCTAAGTGCCATGCGTCAAGGCTTGCTGTGGCATTTGAGCGGAGTGTTCCGCAGATTTCGCTGGGTTTATAGCGGTATTCCGCCCAGCGTTCTTGGTAGCCGAATACTTCGTCGTCGGCTGATGTGCCTTGAGCCATGATTTCTTTGTTTAGGACTGCTTGTTCGCCAAGATGTGACAGGGCGGGCCAGTAGAAGTCAAAGCGTGTGCGTCGAGAGAACATTCTAGGGATGCCCTGTTGATAAGTTAGATCCGCGCGGACGTTGATAAGTCCGAGTAGGATTGTATGTTCGGTGAATGATTTTGTAAACCCGACGTGAGGAACAGAAATTGTTCCGAATGCCGAGAGTGAACCTTGCGGACGGTCGGGTGTTGATACGTCAGCATTTGTGACGGTTGAAGGTACAGGCATGAATTGGACGGGTGTTGAGTTCCCGCCGATATATTCAGGCCGTTGCAGACGTGCGTCTGGTGATACTACGCCGAAGTGCGAGCGGAGAATTTCGGTGTAACGAGTACCGCCGCGAGCGTCGCGTTCGTAAAGTTTTTGGAGTTGGAACGCTTGGCGTAGTGAGTTGATTGTTGCCGATGTAGCGTCGGCAAGATTTGCATAGATTGCTGGGAAGTTTCCGTTTGGGGTGCTTTCGCCTTTGACGAACCAGTATTCGTCGGCTGAACCTTGCGCTATTGTCATGCGCGGGTTGTAAATTGTTGAAGCGACGCCGCCAGTTTCATAGACGGAAACGTTTGTAGCGGAGAAGTTTTGATTTCCTTTTCCGATACCTTCGACGGGTGCGTAGTCTCCGAGCGGTAGTTCGACGCCGGGGCCTTTTTGCGGCCACGGGAGACATGAGGTGAAGTAATCGTGACGTTTTCCACGTCGAACGAGGACGAAGTCCGAGTATGTATCGGGGCCGTTCCCGAGGGGTACGTTTTTTCTGTCTTGAAGGTTTTCGTCACGAAACCATTCATTAAAGACGAGATTGTACGCTCTAAAGAATGAGGAGCGTACATTTAGACCGGCTATGCCGATCGGTAAGCCGAGGTAGTCGGCTAGTGAGTTTTGAAGGAATCCTCCAACCGGAGATTGCAAAATAGGTGTCATGTAGTCAGTTGTGTCGTCTGGATCAGGCTGTTCGCCGTTCATGTTTACAAAGTAAGACCAGACAAGACGTTCTGGAATTGCGAAGAAGAATACATCGGCCCGAAGGTTGTCGATGATTGGAAAGATTGGTGTCGCGATACGTGCAAAGAGTGTCGCGTCCATGTTAAATGTGTCGCCGGGTAGTGCTTCGTCCACGTAGAACGGTACGAGATAACCGGCATTGAATGTTTGTTTTCTGCCGCATGAGCGTTTGAAAGCGGAGCGAGGGATATTCGCTTGGGGTACGTTACTGAAAGAGTGTTGCATATGTGATTTTGATTTTTGCATTGATTTCTCCGGGTTTTTTTTTGAGTGACTTTTTGTGTTTGGTGTCACTCAGACCATATATGAACAAGTTAATATATATGGTCTGAGGTTTTCACCGTTATTTTGACGGCTGGGCCGGTTGACCAGCCGGTTGTCCAGCCGGTGGATTTTTTGGTGGTTCAGGGTTGCGGTTTTCAGGTGTTGCTGGAGCCGCGACCCGTTTAGCGGACGGTGGTAAGAGTCCGAGATCGACTGCTTCGTCGATATTTTTTTCATCCGCGAGGAAGTCTAACGCGGCTTGAGGTGAATTATTGAATTTTTCCCGTACTTTAGACGGGAGTGTTTGAAATTGTTGGTCAATTTCGATAAGTTTTGTGGACATTGTGTGGTAGTCCACGGTATCCGTAAAGTCTCCAAAGTAGCCTTTACGTTGGTCGAGGGGATTTCCAAGAATCCCCGTTTTATAATAGCGTTTCATGATGTTATTTATGTCAGCTTCGGCTTTGAACGATTGTTTAGTGCGTGATATTGACTCCGGGCGATCAGGAATCCCGAACGTGATTCTCGGCTTGTTTTTCATTTGAGTTGTGTTGAGCATGAGCGCATCCTTTTTCGTTTTTGTTTAGATTTTTTTGTCGTTATTGGATTGCGGTTTGGTTTTATATTCTGAAGCATTGCCGATGAGTTGTGCGGGTATGAGTTGATCGATTAGCCCGGTGTTGTCGTCGAAAGTGCCGAGTTTGTAGAGTTTAAAGTCCGAAGGGTACATATTGATTGTTGTTTCTGGTGTGTTACAGAGATCGGTGAACGATCGTATTGCAAGTCCGACGGTTGGAAGATAGAAGGGGGGTTTGTAGCATTCTGCTTTTTCGTCGTAGATTGCGAACATTTGTTGTTTCATTGGTCGGTGTTCCTTTCTGGTTTGGTGGCGTCTAACGCCACTACTTGCCGCAA